TCATTGCCACCAACCACCTTCAGCACAGTAACTATCTGCGGTATGCCGTTAGAGGTAACCTTGAACTGCGCATCCTGTATGACGAACTCATAGAAGCCGTCAGGAAGGCTGCAATCCGTCTGGGGTTTCGCCCCGTTCCACATGTTCTGCAGAGCCGCGAGTTCCTTAGCATTTACGCTCATTGTATTATCTCCTTATGACTTTCTTAACTGCAAGTTTGTTGGGTCCCATCTGCTTGGATGCGACTGGCGCAGTTGCGCGGGGAGTACTGTCGAAACATTCCTTAAGGTGCTCAATGTCAAGTAAACACTTTTCAGGGAGCAGCGTGGTTCTGTCTTTAGCTTCAAGTGTTTCGTCAGGCTTGAAGAACAGATACCGCGGAGACTTAAGGTCTACATCTTGGCTTTGGCTAAGACTGAAACCACAATACCCTATAACATCGCACAAGGGCATTACTATGCTGCGGGCTTTCTTGGCAAGGGTAGGCACAACTTTAGAAGTCTTGACTATTCTGCCACGTATCTCTACTTCGGTAGCATGAGAGATAAACGCTACGCCACAACCCTTAGACTTAAGCATGCACAGTTGCTGAATCGGGATCTTGAACTCACGCTCGATGATGGCGTAAGCCTTACCCCACTGTTCGTCTGACTCATGCTCAATGCCGCGGGACTTACAGACGTACTCTACGCACTGAGCCCACAAAAGGTCCACAGTGTCTACTACTACAATGCCATACACGGGCTTCGGCTGGGCGACTAGTTCTTTTACGGCTTCTTTGAACTCCACCCATTTTTGTATCGGGTGTTTATAGGCCGTTATGAACGTCAAGCCAGGGTCAGTGTACAGGAATAGTGCGTTAGGGAATTTGCTGAATAACGTAGATTTGCCAATTCCAGGTGCACCATATATAAGCCAGGTCAGCTTGTTAAGCTCAGGCTTTTCCGACTGGGTCTTGTTAGTAGGTAACATTTTTCCCTTTATCCGCGCCGCTTAATTTCTTCTGCTTCACGCCGTTTCGCTTCAGCCAAGTAAGCATCCTTGTTTGCAATAAGTATCAATTCTTTGGTAAAGTTATTGATCTCATGCCCAAAGTGCTTGTGTACAAGCACCGCATCTACAGTCTTCTCAAACGCTTCCATTATCGCTTTGTTCATTTTTTCGCTCCTTACAGGTTTTTTCGTATACTTGAAGCACTCTTGTAGCCCTTTCCAATTTGGGGCTATTTGCAGCATTGGAGCTAGTTCTCCATACGTGCATAGTTTTTTGTACGTATCATCAAGTAACTCATCTGTTATGCACTCATTTGAGATATAGGCCATGTGTTCTCCTTACTCCAATTCTTCGTGCAAGTTCTCTTTAACGCGGTAGCTCATCAAGGCCTCTTCAAAGGCTTGTGCAGTCTTGGCTTGGCATAAGGAAAAATATTGACACATGCCATACATGGTACAAGCACCATAATTGCAATAGTAATAATGCTCCTTAATACTGCGCTGCATCTCACAAGCAAACTTCTCAAGGTCCTGTTCGTACGCGTCCAAGTCATCTTTGGTGAAGCTCAGCACTTCTCTGTAGAAGTACAGTGCGGGGTTCATAAGGTACTCATCTCTCAGCCGCTGGGCAAACTGTTCAAGTGTCTCAGTTTGCTTTTGGCGTATTTGGGCTTTCTTAACCACATTATACACAATGAAGTCAGGGTAGCGCCCAATCGCTTTCTCTTTTTTACAGCTTATAGCATATGAGAGTATCTGCGAGTCCATAGGAAGCTTGGCAAGATAGTTTGCGTCTAGGATAGTTGTAGTCTTATGCTCGACTAACCCAAGTTTTCCTTTACGCTCTATCAGCAAGTCACGCATGCCACGGTTCACCCAACCATTCTTGAGTTTAAACTCAAATGTGGTCTCAGGTGCTTTGATTTTCCAAGTCTTCATATCTTGTTTGAGCCAATGCGCTGCATAGCCTTCAAGCAATGCTTTTATAAGGGAACTTTGCTTCCAAAGTTCATCAGATGCCGCAGGGTCAATACAAGCTGCTACAGACTTGTCAACTTCCGTGTCAACCATAAGGTTAAGCTCTTGTTTATTATAAGCTAATTCCTTATACATGGCTTCTAGGCCGGCGTGGTAAAGCCTTCCAATCATAAAGGCTTTGTTGTCTGACTGCGGGACAAGCCTACAGATATACGTCCAGTAGAACTTCTTCCTGCACTGAGTAAACGTAGAACGGGAAGAGTTGGTCAACTCGTTATACGCAAACTCCGCAACGTCGGGCAGTTTATTCGCCATAGTTCATTCCTATATTCTTTCTGTTCCTAAGGTTGTTCAACATGAAGTTTAAGGTATTGCTTACACTTTTCCGTTGAAGACCCTCATTTATCCGCTTAAGCCACTCTATGTTCTCTACACTGAGGTTAAACGTTATCGTTTCAAGTTTCTCCTCGTCTTTATCCTTATCTGCTGCAGTCATAGGTTTACCTCCATACATATATTATACAAAAGACTGCTAACAAAAGAAACTCGTTTCTTTTGGAAGTTATTGAATCTCAATTGTAGCCTTGAGGATTGATAGCGCGAGACGCTCTGCGCCATACCTACTGCCTCCAAATACTATCTGCACCCCATAGGCACAATATATACGCATTAGCTTATCCAAGAGTAGCCCACCATTTGCCATGGAGTATTGGAAGCCGGCCATTACTCTTTCAGGGGACGCCTCTATAAGCACGAAGGCATACTTTACCTTCTTAAGCTTCTCAAGCTCTTTACAGAACCTATTGAAGTTATGCTTACGCGCCAAGGTGCCAAACAAGTCTGCCAAGCTCTTACGTTCTATAACTACTAATGCTTGTTTACCCTGTAGACTATAGTCACCAGCTTTTAACCCAACCCTGCGCGTCTTGTACCCTTTGAACTCAAACGGTTGTTGCTCCCTAGTATCGATCAGTATGATTGGAAGTTTTTGCATATCATTTCTTTATAGGAGGAAATGAGGTCTTTCCACACTTTGTGCAGCGCAAGGCAATACTCATGTACTCACAGTTATCTGCGCTGTACCCTTTAGGGCATACTTTGTTCATGTTCTCCATGCCTATCTCAAAGCATGTATCCTGTACCGCGTCGCACCAGTATATCCTCATCTTTGTATGTTTGCAGGCCATAGTATCTCCTTTATCCGAGCACAAAGAACTTCACAGCACCAAGTAAGAATAGCATAAGAGTTATCGACACAATCAACAATCCAGTGTTAGTAAGTTGTATGGTATTCCTAGATAGTCTCTTTCGCTTAGGCACACGGTAGTCCATATAGCTCCTCATGCTTTATAAATAAGCGAGCCCCGCTGGGCAAAACCATACGGGGCTCTATTGTAGGCTAACTGCCTTAGTCTTCCGACTCGACTTCCTCTTCGGACTCGAGCACGGGCTCGACAACTTTCTTCACCTTTTTGGCAACGGCTTTCTTGGCCACCGGCTTCTCAGCCTTCTCCACGGCCTTCGCAGCCTGCCGTATCACCTGAGCTTCGCCCTCGTTCCAGCGACCCTGGCGGAACTGGTACTTGTACCACGCCAGATGGGTCTTATCGAACTTGGAGCCCTCACACGCTTCCTGCACAGCGTTGATAATCTCCTGGTCAGAGGGGACCACCTTCAGGTTGAACATACCCAGCACAATGCTGGCAGCAGAAACTTTCTTCACTTTCTCAGCCTTCACCGCAGCAGCCTTCACAACTTTCTTCTCTATCTTCTTAGCCATACTATTTCTCCTTATACCATTACCGAATTTTTACTTCTACTAAAGCCGTGCGCAGGGTAGTCCAGTTCTGATCGTATATCTCTTTTGAACCTCTACCTTTCTACAAGACACTGATGGGTGGTGTGCATTGTATACTTCTCGTGTTCACTCGAGCTGCGCTTAGATTGTTGTTTGGTCCAGTGTATATATTCTACTGTGTTTTGTTAGCTTAGTAAACCAATATCTTTTGGAAGTCTCCCAGGGAAGGGTTCGAACCTTCTCGAACGGGGTCAAAGCCCGTCATGCTACCGTTACATCACCTGGGAATACAATCTACTTCCGCTTCAGTACTTTCCGTTTGATTAAGGTACCTTTGGAGTTCGGAAATAACTTCAATACTTTCTCTAAGATACCTTCAACTACTCCAGCGATTACTGTGGGCTGTGCAATACCTCCCTTTGCACTTCTGGTTAACCAATAGTCTCTGCATTCACGTAAGTCATGCTTAAGTTGTTCTTCAGGCGTCATGTGTTAACCCTTCTGATAGAACTGAGGCTTGCGTGTCCACAAGGTGCTATACCACGACTGTGCAAGCGCTTTTGCTTTCTTCAAGTCTAAGAAGCCATATTCTTTATTAAGCTTCTCAGTCATGAGAGCTACGCACTTCTCACGGGTGAACGGACTGCACTTATTGTCAAGCATGATAGTGCCCAACACATGTCCTTGCGAACCTACAGAGCACCCAGTGCGAGGGTCAGTGCCGCCACGCGGCTTCTTTTCTATCGGTTTACCCTCAGCATCTACACGAGGAGGTCTTGTAGCGGCTTTCTCACCACGTATAGTTGTCATGTGCTTCAGCAAGCCCTTATTAAGCTTAATTACTTTCTCAATAAGTTCGGGTTGATCAGTGATAACGGGTTGTGTACCAAACATTGTCACTTGTATCTCTGCATCCCCCATAGCGCTGACACCTTTGCACTTTACAATTGTCTCACGTATCGCTTCTATGCCAGTAAGTGGGCCTTCATACGGTTCTATGCTAAGTAACGTAAGCACCACACTGCAGAGAGGGTTCAGGTACTGCACGCCCGCTTCCATTTCAATTGCGGGAAGATACCGAAGCTCCACCTTTGCCTCAGCCCTTTTGGGCTGAAGCGACTTCTTTTTAAGTATTATCTTTTTCATGATATTTCCTTTTAGTACATGCCGCGGGTGTTCAACACATCTATGCAGAGTGCATAGGGGTCAGGCAGTAGCTTGAATACTTTATCCATATTCTTGTCATACTTCTTGCACTCCGTGGCAGTGAACGTGGGTGTGTTAGTCTTTATGTTGATATAGTCATCTGCGGACGTATCAGGGT